GATCGCGCCGGAGCCAGATCCGGCGCCGCCACAATTGCCCGATGCCCGCGCCCTGGCTGCCCGGATCGTCGCTCTGGCATCCGATGCCGGCTTGTCGGCGCATGCCGAGGTGTTTGTCGCCGACCCGGCGATTGCCAGCGAAGACGACGCCGTCGCCGCCATCGGCGAAGCGGCTGAAATCGAAGCGGTCTGCCGGGCAGGGGGCATTGCCGAGTATTCGCCTCGCCTGATCGCGGCCCGCGTTCCGCTGGCCGTGGTGCGCGCTCGAATGCAGGAAGCCCGTGCCGCCCTCGATGAGGCCGTGCCGATCAATCATCACATCCCCAACCAGGCGCCCGGGCTCAAGCCGGTCAACGTCTGGGACAAGGTTCTTTCACGCCAGACCAAGGAGTAAGACATGGCAACTTTGACCGAGGCCCGGCGTACGGGCGAATTTTTGATTTCCGAAGCCAACGGCACCCGCAGCCGCGAAAAGGTGACCATTGCTGCGGCCGCCTCCGCGCTCGTGGCTGGCACCGTGATGGGCAAGATCACCGTCGGCGGCAAATACGTCGCCTACAACAACGGTGCCAGTGACGGCAGCGAAGTTGCCGCCGGCATTCTCTATGCCGCCGTTGCCGATTCGGCTTCCGACCAGCCGGGCGTGATCATCGCTCGCGATGCCGAGGTGGCGGAAGTGCACCTCACCGGCATCGACGCCACCGGCAAGACCGACCTCGCCGCGCTCGGCGTCATCGTGCGCTAACCCGCCATTTACAGAAGGAGCATTCAAACATGGCATCCCTGGACATTTTCCGCGACGACGCGTTCAGTCTGTCGCAACTCACCGCCGCCATCCAGAACATTTCCTACGCGCCCGGCCGTATCGGGCAACTCGGCCTGTTCTCGGAAGAAGGCATCACCACCCGCTCGGTCACCATCGAAAGCTCGAACGACGTGCTGGCGCTGGTTCCGGTTTCTCAACGCGGCGCGCCGGCTGCGCCCGCCCAGCACGGTAGCCGCTCGATCCGCAGCTTCACCATCCCGCACCTGAAGAAGGAAGACGCGCTGGTGGCCGACGAGATCCTCGGCGTTCGCGCCTTCGGCACCGAAAGCGAACTGGAAACGGTGGCCAAGGTGGTTGCCCAGCGCCTGGCGCCGCTGCGTCGCGATATCGAGTACACCATCGAATCGCATCGCGTCTCCGCCATCAAGGGTTCCTATACCGACGCCGCCGGCAATTCGGTCAGCCTGTTTACCGAGTTCGGCGTTTCCCAGCAGACCGTCGGCTTTGAACTGACCACGGCCACCACCAACGTCCGCCAGAAAGTGCTTGGCGTGCTGGAAAAGATCGAGGACGCCCTGGGCGGACTGTCTTTCACCGGCGTTCGCGTGCTCTGCGGCAAGAATTTCTGGAGCGAACTGATCGAGCACAAGGCGGTCAAGGAAAGCTATCTCGGCACGCTGGCCGCGAATTCCCTGCGCAACGATCCGCGCATGGAGTTCGAACATGGCGGCGTGATGTGGGAGCGCTATCGTGGCACCTCCGCCGTCAATATTCCCGACGACGAAGCCTACGCGGTGCCGGAAGGTGTGGTCGATCTGTTCATCACCCGCTTCGCGCCCGCCGATTATGTCGAGACCGTCGGCACCCTCGGCCAGCGTTTCTATGCCAAGCAGTGGGACATGGAAGCCAACCGCGGTATCAAGATGGAGGCGCAGAGCAACCCGGTCAATCTCTGCACTCGTCCGCGCGCCATCATCAAGCTGACCAAGGTCTGATGTCCGACCCGTTCGACCGTCTGCACCAGCGCCTCCTTGCCCGCCTCGGGCGGGAGGCGTTGTTGCGTGGCGGGCCGGTGCGCGTCATCGTCGAGCAGGGCGTGGCGGTGACCGGAGAATATGGGCAGGTCACCGGATTTCGCAGCCTGGTGTCGATCCCATCCTTCGAAAAGCCGCGCGGTGGAGATGCCCTGGTGATCGGCGGCGAGGCTTTTGTGATCGACGCGATCGAACGTGACGACGGGCATTTGACGCGCTGCTTCGTGCGATGAGCCTCAAGCTCTCCGTCGATGTGCGCGCGCTCGATGCGCTGGTCAGGGATCTGAAAGACGCCGACAAGGTGCTCGGCCGGGCGCAATACCGCGCGGTCAATCAGGTGGCCAGCAAGGCATACACCCGCAGCCGGCGCGAGATCGCCAGCCGGGTCAATCTCAAGCAGGATTACATCAAGGGGCGCATGAGCCTGGTGAAGGCCACGCAAGATCGGGCGGTCGCCATCATCCGAGCGCGCATCCGGGCGACCCGGCTGGCAACCTATGCCGCCAAGCAACTGACCGCGGCTGCGCCACGGGCGCGTGGCGATGCGCTGCGCGGTATTCCTGCCGGCAGGAAGCAGTCCGGGGTGCAGGTCGGCGTCAAGAAAGGTTCGCGCAAAACGCTACGGGGTGCGTTCCTGCTCCCGCTTCGCGCTGGCAAGCTGGACGGCGGCAACGGGATGGGGGTATTCACACGCACCGGTCGCGGGCGCAATGCCATCAAGCATGCCTACGGCCCGAGCGTCGATCAGGTCTTCCGTGGCGTGATCCGGGATATCGAGAAAGATATCGGCGCCGAGTTGAGCGAAGTCATCCTCAAGAAAACCGAATACGAAGTGAGAAAGGCTTTGAAACTGCTATGAGCATTGCCAATGATTTTGCCCTGGGCCTGACCGCGCGCATCCAGCAGATCCGACAAATCAACGGATTCGAGACCGACATCGGGGCGCATGTGTTCCGTGGTCGGCGCGTACCGGACGAAGACAAGCTGCCGTGCGCCATCGTGGTCGAAGGCGAAGATCGTCCGGCCGACGAGCAGCGTGGCCGCGTCAAAATCGAGGCGCGCTATCAAATCGAAGGGCATTGCCAGTGTGACCCGGACAACCCCAACGATGTGGCCAATGCCATGGTGGCGGACATCAAGCGCGCGGTGTTTTCCGGCGACCCGACCTTCGGCAAGATCATCCGCGACCTTCGCTACGGCGGCCGGACGATCAACCCGCGCGAAGACGGCTTGAGCTTTGTCTCGGCCTCGGTCGAGATCGTCGTCACCTGGGCCGAAACGCTGTCCGCTCCCTGAAATCTGTTCGCAGGCGCCGGAACGCGAACGGCGCGAGACTCCCATGAACCGCCCGCCGGGCGTTTTAAGGAGAAATTGTCATGTCTGCACGCGGTTTTCTGGGCGCCGGCGATCTGTACGTCGCGCGGTACAACCCGACTCTTGGTGGCTTCGAAGATTTCGACGGCCCGTTCGAAGTCAGCAAGTTCGAAATCAAGCCGAATTCCGATCTGAAAGAAATGTCCAGCCGTGGCCGCAATACCTACGGCCAGGTGATCGAATCCGTTCCTCTGCCCAAGCCGGCAGACTTCAGCCTGACGATGGCGGAAGTCAATCGCGAGTCGCTGGCGATGGCGCTGTTCGGTACTGCCTCGGCGGTCAATCAGGGCTCCGGCAATGTCACTGACGAGGCCGTGGTGGCCAAGCTCGCAAAGTGGGTCCAGCTCTCCAAGCAGAACCTTTCGGAAACCGGGTTGGTCGTTACCAACTCCGCCGCCAGCACCACCTACGTTCTCGGCACCGATTACGAGGTGAATTACCGCCTCGGCATGATCCGCGCGCTGTCCACCGGCGCGATTACCGAAGGTCAGTCGCTCAAGGTCGATTTCACCCACAACGCCATTTCCGGCACCAGCATCGCTGGGGCTACCCAGACGCAGGTGCGCGCCAAGTTCAAGCTGGACGGCGTCAACTTCGCCGATCAGCTGATCGTCGATGTGCACGAAGCCATCCTGACCCCGGATTCCGCCTTCGACTTCCTGCAGGACGAGTTCGCGGAGATCGAACTCAAGGGCCGCCTCAAGACCCCGGCCGGCAAGACCGAGCCGTTCAAGGTCGAGCTGCGCAACGCCGCCTGATCCGGCATAACAAAGGCCATGCCTGGCGTGGCCTTGATTCTGCCCGATTGACCAAGATACCCAATGGCGACCAACGACCGCGAAATTTCCCTGCGTATAGCCGCCCAGACCGAAGGCAATGAGCAGATTCGCGCGCTCGCCGTCGAGCTCGACAAACTGGCGAAAGAGGGCGGTGACGCCGCTCCGCAGTTTGCCGCGCTCTCCCAGCGACTTACCGAGCTATCGACCCAGCGCGGGCTGATCCAGCAGTTTGCCGAACTGAAGCGTCAGACCGGAGAATCGGCACAGGCATTTCGGGATGCCACGGCGGCGACCACGGCCGCCGCGCGTGCGCTGCGTGAAAAACAATCCGCGCTGGCCGCAGCCAAGGCCGCCGAAGAACAAGCCACCCGCGCCATGGCGGAAGCCAAGGCGGTATTACAGGCCAACAAGGCGGCTGCGTCCGCTGCTGCTGAGGAATTGAAGGCGCTGCGCGTGGCGATCGCGGCTTCCGGCTCGGCTTCGGCGGAGCAAAAAGCGGCGGTCGAGGCCGCCAAGGCCAAGCTGGTCGAGTATCGCGAGGCGGCGAAAAGCGCCAAGGATAACGTCGCGGCGCTGGTGCCTGCGCAAAAACAGGCCGCGCAAACCGCTCGCCAGGCTGGCGCCGATCTGTCGACGGCGGCACGCGGATTCGATCAGGCCAAATCTGCGGCGGCTGGCGCCAAGTCGGAATATGAGCGCGGCGGTGCCGCGTTGCAGAACTTGCGCAATCAGCTGCGCGCTACCGGCGTCGAGACGACTTCACTATCCACGGCGCAGCGCCTGGCTGGGCAGGAAACCTCGCGCCTGACGGCGGAGGCGAATCGACTGCGCGCCGCACAGTCCCAGCTTGGCGCATCGATGGTTACGTCTGCCTCGCGGGGGGCCGCAGCCACCGGAGCGATGGCATCCTCGCTGCGCAGCCTCGCTGCACCACTGGCGGCACTGGCCGGCGCCGAACAGTTCGTCAAAACCAACGTCGAACTCGAAAATCTGGAGCGAACCTTCCGTGCCGTCACCGGTTCGGCTGAGCGCGCCGCGCAGGAAATGTCCTACGTGCGCGACGTTTCCGACCGGCTTGGGATCGACGGGATCGAGGCTGCTAAGGCTTATGCAAACCTGACGGCAGCCACGAAAGGTTCTGGAGTCGAGGGCCAAAAGACGCGGCAAGTCTTTGAGGCGGTGGCCAACGCCATGTCCGTGGCTGGTAAATCCAGCGCCGAGACCGAAGGAGCGCTGCGGGCTCTTTCGCAAATGGCCAGCAAGGGCGTGGTCAGCATGGAAGAGTTGCGCCAACAGCTGGGCGAACGCCTGCCCGGCGCGCTGCAGGCGGCCGCCAGCGGGTTGGGGATAACCACCAAGCAACTGACCGATCTCGTCGCCTCCGGCACCTTGACGGCTGAAGAACTGTTCCCGGCGCTGGCCAAGGGCTTGAATGATCTTTACGGCGCCTCGAACCAGAACGGCAAGGCGACCGAGACGCTGACGCAGGAGTGGAATCACTTCAAGAATTCGATTGCCGATGCGTTCAAGACCATCGGCGATGCCGGAGTGGTCAAGGGACTGAAACTCGCGCTGGAATATCTTGGCGCGGCCTTAACAAACACATCGGTCGCGCTGGTCTCAGCAGGGAAGGCGATCGGAGTGTTTTTTGCTGCGCTCGTCAATGGAGATATCGGGCTGAGGGGGTTCAGCGACACGGCGAAACAGGCGTTCGCCGATATTGAGAAGGAAGCCCGTGAAAAATTGATCGCGGCGGCCAGGCACAACGAAGTTCTTGCCTACGCCATCGAGAACGGCCCGTATCCTGCGTCGATTAAGCTAGCGCTTGCGCAGCAAAAAGCAGCCGCCGCGACCAAGAGTTCAGGCGTCGCCGCCACGCAGGCAACGGAAGGCTGGACCAAGCTGAATGTGGCCTATGCCGAGGCTTCGAAAAAAGCCGCCGAATCGGTCGAGATTGCGGAGAAAGCTGCCAAGGCGCGCAAGGCCGAGGGGGATGCCTCGCTTGCCCTGGCAAACACCTTTGGCACCGAGACCGAGAAGCGCGCGGCGGCCGAGGAAGCGACCAAGACCAATGCCGCGGCGCTTGCCGACGTGGCCAGCAAGCGGCGCGACGAGTATCAGCTGGCGCAGCAGCAGTTGACGCTGCTGGAAGGCGAGATCGCCAAGAAGGGGCAGGCCAGCGAAGCGCAGAAAAAGGTCATCGAGGGGCTGCAAAAAACGGTTGCGGAACGCAAGGCAGAATCGGAACAGGCAGCTGCCCAGGCCGCTTCGGCGCAGCTTGCTGCTGCTGCCGCGCAAACCGAGTCTGCAGCTTACGCCGACAACTCGGCACGGATTTACGAACTGCGGGCCGCCCATCTTGAAGCCACCGCAGCGGTCAATGCGCTGCGGGAGGCCAAGGCCGCCGGCGCGGATGTGTCGACTCAACTTGCTGCCGCCGAACTGCGGGCGGCGAAGGCGTCGGCAATTTATCGCGACGCGCTGCGCGATCAGGTCGAGGCGATCCAGGCGGCTGCCACGGCCAAGCAGGCGCAAATATCCGTCGAGGCTGCCGGCATCCGCCTGGCGATCGAGCAGCAACGGTCGATCTACGACGTGGCCAAAGCCACCGGCGACGAAAAAGCCGCAGCCGAAGCGCTGGTGCAGATCAAACGGCTGGAAATCGAGCTGCAGGAACTGATGGCCGAGTCGAAGCGCCTTGAAGCCAAGGCGGCACTCGAGCTGGTGAAGGCCAAGCGCGCCGAGCTGGAAGCCTCCGGTCAGCTCACGACGGCCAAGAAGGCCGAACTGGCGGCTCAGGAGGCGGCGGCCAAGGTCAAAAGCGTCGAGGCAGATATCGCGTCCGAGACGGCCAATCGGCTGCGGCAGCTGGAAAACGCCACAAACGCGGCCGGTGGAGCAGCACGAAACTCTGCTGGCGGGTATGCCGATATGGCCAACTCAATCAATAGAACGGCTGACGCGACGGAGAGATTGAACGGCGTTCAAGGCGTAGGTAACGGTGGCGGTCGTCGCGGCCACGGAGGTGGAGATGACCCCCCGCCAGGTTTTGTAAAGCGCGATGTGTCGGTTCAGACATTCGATCTAAAGCAGGTTGCGCTGACTAGGGGGTTGTCCCTAGAAGAGGCAAAAGTATTCGCCGAAACGTACGGCGATGTCATGAGCGAAGAAATGGCGCGCATGTCTAACAAACTGCGTGGCGGACCTCAAGTGACAGAAGTCTATTCGTGGCTGACTGAGTATTCAGGTACGGCGGAGCGCGCATTCCAGCGTGCGGCGGAGATGGCGCGAAGCGAAATCGCTCGCAGAGACTCAGAAAAATTTAAAGGTGACGAAATTACAGCCGCGAATAGACGCGCGCAAGAAACCGCGTCAGTTAATCGCTCTGGAGAGGCGCTTTCACTTCGCCCAATCAACATCAACATCGCCGGCAAAAAGGCCGGAACGGTCAACGTCGCATCGGCGGGCGACGCAAAAGTACTTGAGTCCGTACTGCGGCAACTGGTCGACGATTCAGAAAGGGCGTACTGATGGCGATTTCGCTGACTGACGGCACTGTCACCGTCAATCTCCCGGACGATCTGCTGTGGAGCGACGAGCATTCGTGG